AAGCGCGTTCCAACTTTTTTCCAGATGCCAAACTCAATCGCAAGCTCGGCCAGTCCGAAGTAACGGTTGAGTCCTGTCACATAGTTCAGTGACACGTCGATCATCTGATTCTCTTTGGTGAACCGACTCTTGTACGTCTTACAATGAATGGTTGTGCCAATGACATCCTTGCCGTCTCGTTCTTTCTTTGACGAGAGAAACAAGACCGTCGATGCGGCATACTTCAGCCCAGATCCACCGGACATCTCTCGCATTGGAACGTAAGTACCAATCGCAGCATACGTGTGGTTGGTGAGCAACATGGGCACACCAACTTCACCCAGCTTGATCGTCAGCACTCGGAACGTGCCACGAATGACTTGGGCTCGCGTCATATCTCTTGTGTCTTTGCCCTCTGCGACCGTCGCCATTTCTTTGCTGGTGGACAAGTTGCCCAGCGAATCGAGAATGATGAAGATGGGTTTCCTCTTGGCCTCTTCCTCTTCAGCGTACTTCTCAAGGATACTGAACGCTTGATGGCGAAACTGCTCAATTGTGGCAACCGGGAACGTCGCCACGCGAGACTTGTCAATCTCACGCTCGTCAAGCATCTGAGTAGTGACAGCATCCTCCGAATCGAAGTAGAGGATGTATCCTTCGGGATTGTCAATGAGCCATTGCCGTGCGACAGCAAGTGCGAAGAAAGTCTTGCCCGTTGAATGCTCTCCAGCAAACCCGGTGATCTTGTTGGCGGCTACGCCTCCATAGATCGTGCCCGATAGCAAAGCGTTTAACGCATACGAGCCGGTGTCAATGAAACCGGCTACGTCAGCTTGAATACCATCCACGGCAATCTTTGCGTTGCTGTTGTTCGCAGACTCAACAATACCCTTCAAGTCCATCTTCATTGCCCCTATGTGAGTAAAGATCCTAGCGGCCTTTCGACCGCTAGGTTCAAAGGTTGACTAACCCTTAGTCCCGCCGACCCGGAGGACCTTCGGGATCAAGACCGGGAGGGCCACCATGCGGGTGTTCACCACCGGCTCCACCGGACCCACCAGCACCGCCGCTACCGCCAGAACCGCCGCTGCCACCAGCACCACCACGGCCACCATTGGCTGTGTTGTTATTGGTAATCCGAACCTGCGGAGCAGACTTCGAACGTGCCGAAGCATCGGACTTCGAACGTGCCGAAGCATCGGAGTTCGAACGTGCCGAAGCGTTGCCGCCCTTGGCCGAAGCGTCACCACCCTTAGCTGCGGAACCACTGGTCACGACCGTCGAGGACGAATCAGTGTAGGTGTCCGGTCGAATCGAATGACCGAACAGGTATGCCGAACCAAGGCTCGTACCGGAACCGATCAGACGACCGAACAGGCCACCTTCAGTACCGGGAGCAACAATAACTGCCTCACCAGCAGCGTTCACGATGACACCAGCAGACCAACTAGGACTGAGGCCGTGCTCGCCACGGATGTCATAAACGGCGAAACCAGATTCAGGGATCGCAAGCGATCCGACAGACTGGACGCCGGTGCAGCCGCTGAGAACAACGCTCACGGCTCCAACGAAAATCACAAAGAGACTACGCATTTCATATGCCTTTCAAGTGGAAGTGTTTGCAAACTACCCACGCAACAAACGTGAGTCCTTGAGTTTGATTTCTGGGCTTGCCTCTGGCCTCTGTGTAAGCATACACCATTTCCAAGATAAGTCAAGGGAAACCTCACCGGAATCAAATTACCTAAACGAAATAATCCTCAAGGGTTGCCACTCTTTCATGTGTCCAGCCCACACTTTCCAAGATATTGCGAAGGGGATCTAGGAAAGCCTTGGTGAAGTGGAGATCGTAGTCCACATAGTCGTGAAGCCCAAACTCCACCGGCAACGCATTGGGGAACGAGATCACCCTATCGCCCGCTTGATTGGGAACCTTCAACTGGACGAACTTGATCTTGTCGCCTTCAAGAATCTCTCGATACTTGAGTCCCACTTCAAACCGCTTGAGCATCTCGTTAAAGATCAGCGCCCCCTTCACAGCAATTGGGCAGCTTTTCTTGTATATCCGAACCGCATCAAAGTAGCGTTCAAGGTTGTTGACACTCCGGGGAAACGCCACTTGCTCTGGCTCCAGTCCCATGAACTTCTTCCTGAATTCCTCCACGAAGGCAATCAATTCGTCGTTCGTTCCTTGCATGATGATTCGAATGGCGTTCTTCAATTCATCACGAACCACCTGTGGTGTTGAGGATCGCGTAGTTTCAATGCCCATGATCTTCAGCTTTGGTGAAGCGTACTGGACACCTTCTGAGTTGTGAACATTCAGGATGTATCGTTTCTTTGCCGTCCACACACCACGGTCAGCTATTACCTCCCGACCCATCACCATCTTCTGCTCATAGGCGTTGACGTACTCAGCCAATTCGACGTACTGTTTTTCAATGAACGGAGCAAGGATCTCATCGCAAGCCTTGTCCAGAAACTTGACTGTATCCTCAGTAGACTTGTCGCCGCACCATTTCTCGACCGCCTTTGCCATACGGATGTACACTGAGTCTGTGTCCGACGCAATGACGTAGGAGTAATCTTCGGTGTCCAATGCTTCGTTGAGAAACCCGTTGATCGAATTTTCAATGAGACGAATTGAAAGCTGACCACCCAACGTGATCGCCTCGGCTTGTCGAATGTCAAAGAAGCGGAAGTATTGATTGCCCAACGCACCATAGGCACTGTTCAAACAAATCTTCAACCCCTGCTCTCTTGTGTAGAACCGGGCGCAAGTGATCTCTTGTTCTTTGATTTCTGCCTCAACGTCGGCACCCGTCTCCCGCAAGGCTTCAAGTTCCTCAACCTTCTGGCGGGCTTGGAGCATGATCTTCTTCGCCTTCTTCCGATCATTGTACATATTCTCCATGAGGATAGGAAGGAATCCTCTCCGGTCGCGGACAAAGAAATGACCGTTCGCAGCCACGCACAAGTTGTGGTCCTTCGCCGGTTGAGTGTCGATCTCTTTGTTCAACAACAGATCCACCAAAGGACGCTCCATTATGTCAATGAACTCATCGGGCACATCTTCCTCTGGCACGATCGTTTCAGGAGAGATGTTGTATTGCATAATCAAGTGTGGATACAACGAATTCAAGTCGAAAGATACTACCCAATCATGCGCTCCGGTGATCGGTTCTTTCACATACGCTCCGGCATACTGCTCACTCTTGCTTCGACTTTCTTTCTGCGGAATGACGATGTTGCGATCGCGAAGATGATTGAAGATCAAAGCATCCCATGTTCTCACCTGCGAGAACACATCTTCAAGATTGGTCTTTGCCAAGTACGCCAACGAAACGTGTAGCTCGATCAACCGCAGCTTCTCATCCATTCGGAACACAAGATCAACGTCGTGAATGTTGTACTCCATAAACTTCTGAAAGTTCTCTCGATAGAACGATGCCATGCCATCGTACTCCGCATATGACAACTTCTTCTCACCCAGCACGACGAACGCAATATGATTGAGTGCCCACGATTCTTGATTCTCGTAGGTGTATTTCTTGAACAACTCATAGAAGTCAAGTGTTGCCGTACCGACCAACTCATACACTGTGTAGTCTTGACCCCACTTGTTGATGGTCTTGGTTCGGATCTGTCTCCACGGTGACAATTTCTTTGCTTGGGTCGCACCAATGACCTCTTCGATACGGTTCACCAAGTACGGTATGTCGAAGAACCGAACGTTCCAACCGGTCACAATGTCGGGTGCCAGATGAGCCCACAAGTTAACGAAGTCTTGTAGCAACTCAGCTTCGTCGTCATAACAAAAACACTTAGTTGTCAGGCCGTTGTCTACGTCAGTGAATGGCTGAGTGAATTGACCCAGCCCGAATACCCAGCGTTCATTTTTCACTCGCACTGTAATGGCATTGATGCGTTCGGTGACATCTTCTACATTGGAAAACCCTTTCTCACATTCCACTTCGATGTCGATGAACGCCGTGGTCATCTTCTCAAGATCGTACTCAATCTCAGCGTCGGTATTGTTGGCGATGTACTGGACAGCCCAATCGTTGTTGCCATAGACCTTGAATCCCTCAACGTCTTTGAAGTCCTTCAAGAATTGCCGACACTCCCGAATGGTGCCGGGGTGGATTAGCTCTACTGGATCACCCCGTAGCGTGTGCCACTCACTGTCCTTCTGGGAAGGTACAAACAACTCAGGCCGATAGTCGATCGTCTCGAATATCGGCTTGCCGTCACGGATCGCGCGGTAGAGGATCTTGTTCCCCGACGTGCGAACGTTAGTATAGAATTCACTCATTCTGGATTGTTCTTTTCAGTCCAAGAAAACTTATCTAGATTCTCTATGATCTTATCGTAGACATGCTGGCAGGTGTTCATGCCTTTCGTATTGAGATAGACATGCGGCTGCCAGTCATTGCCGATTGACTCAAAGATTTGCTCTTGTATGGTCTTGCCTTCGACCATAAATTTCAAATGAGGGATTAGCATGTTTACGTTTGCCGCAACGCCATCACCCAACTCACCATGGCGTATGCGTATCTGAACTAAGCCCCTGTCGTCTTTCGGATGTTCGTGTACTAAGACGGACCAACCCGGACCAAACTGCTCATGTAGATAGGCTTGCATCAAGCCCATCACAATGTTATCTAACACCAGCATTGCTTACCAATACCTTTGCCAACAACTTGTCCAACTGGAAGTTGAACGGAGATGTAATGATGTGTAGGTTGTCCACGTAGTCACTCACAAAGCTGTACAAAGACTTATCCATTTCAGCGATGGCTTGCGCATCGTGATCGGTAAAGCGACCAACCTGATCGAACTCTAAGTCACCCCGAACCAGAAAGATGTTGATCGACGGGAAGGCTTCCTCAAACGAGCGAGCCAGTCCCAACAACATCGGAGTCAACGCTGGGTTGAGGGTGTTCGCGTACCACGCGCCCAGAATCAAGGGACACTCCACCACAGCAATGTCGATGCCGTTCTCAAGTAGGACAGATTCCTCTTGAATCTGCTGACCGAAGATGTGAATCTGATCCCATTCGGTTGGCACACGCGAGTAGTAAGTCCAGTGCTTGACATACTCCCGCGCCAACTCGGCACGAAGGCCGCGTCTCTTCAGCTTCGCAGCGGTGTACAACGCAGCGGTAGACTTCCCCGAACCGGGGCCACCGTAGAAGTTAATTCGTCGTGTCATCATTGTATGGCATCACTCTATAAATATCACGTTCCATTTGCCACTTGGGTTCCCATATCTGACGCTCATCATATCGACCACGCCAATACTGGATAGTCAACGCTCCTGTCATAAAGACGAACAACGTTGTCATCCAAATCAGGTTCAGAAAGAACTTCTTCTTAGACTTCGGCTTCAGTAACTTTAGAACCGAGCGAAGGCGCATTCCGAGGCGTAGCGGCGGTGGTAGGTAGTACCCGTTCGTCATCATGTCCATCATCTACTTCTCCATCATAATCTTTCATGACCTTTTCAACCAACAGCATCGGGTTCGCTTCTTTCTCAGCAGCCTCAGCTTCTTTGCGCTTGCGATCCGCTTCAAGGAACTCACCCGGCAGAAAGATTTTCATGTCCTCTAGGTCAAGAAAGTCGGACCCCAGCAGACCACGCTCGACTCGTTCTTCAACTGTAATCATACTCATCCCAGCACGAACGATGATTGCTACATGGTCAACCGTTCTGTCACCACCAAGCCACCAAATCATGTGGTTGAAAGCAACCCAAGCGTGTTCGGAGATTTTCATTCCATCGGGCGACCACGGAGCAACGACAATATCGGTTGCGATGAACGCTGTGATGATCTTACCATTCGCATCTGTGGGCATATCATCCCACTTGGAGTCGAGCAAGTCACGCTTGATTCTTTCTTCATGATCCATGATCGCACAGCCATTCCAAACAACTGCGGCAAGGTGATCCTCTTCGCGAGCCCCACCAACCCACTTTTGTAGGTGTCGGAACATCGAAGAGTAGTAACGAGAGAGCGGCTGTCCCAACTCCCAGTTTCGATCGCCGTACTTGACGGCACCGTTTTCGTAGTGAACAGACAACCGTTGAATGCCATGAATGGGAACTACTTCAGGGTCACATACTTTCGCTGTTCGGATCAAAGCATGAACCGGCAACAGATCAGGTCTGCCTTTTCCCTTTGCCGAATCCCGACGACTCCCTGAATCAAACGTCTGGTGTTCCTTACCAGTGGACATTACGCGATCAAACTGTGCCATTTCCTGTGCCTCCGTTGGGAATCATGTGCCTGTGGACCCGAAGCCCCCAACACGATCCGTGGTCTGTGTTGGTTCGACATCGGTTTCTATCAAATCGTATTTGAGCAGTTCGACTAGCTCAGCTTGTGCGACTCTCTCGCCGTGAGTAACGAGCAGAGTTTCATTGGTGATGTTGTGTAGGGATGCGACAGCTTCTCCGAAGTAGTCCGAGTCGAAAACCCCAACACCATTTACAACAGGCAAACCCCTCTTGATTCCCACACTAGATCGCGAGAACAAGCGAACGGAATATCCCTCTGGCGTATCAAAGATCAACCCGGTCGGAACCAGAACACGGGCTCCGGGTCGAATGTTGATACAACGACGGCCATCGGTTCCCGGAACGGGATTCAGAGTGCCCAAGCAATTGTTCGCGTCGAAAACCCGAACAGGTCTGTTTGTAAAGTGCGCGTGAAGATCAAAGCACGCGGCTTGCTCCGTTCCGAAGCTAGGCTCCAGAACGTCAGGGTAAAGTTTGTAAAATCTCAAGATCGCCCTGTCCATAACAAAATACCTTTCAACTATTTAGTAGCGTCGCTTGCCAATATTATACTTTGGTTGCAACTCCCACTCATTTTTTTCTCCGTATGAGAGAATCTTGATCTGACTTATAGGTGCTACTGGATCCTTTGTTCTAGCGGGCTCAACAAGGTCAGCCAATCCCCACTCTGCGAGTAGGTTGGCGATGGTGTTGCGTCGTGCTACGTCGTTCTCGGTAAAGTTCGTCGGCATTCCGTCGAGCGCGAACAATTCCTTGAAGTGAACAACGTAATACTTCCCCCGCTTGTGGAGGATATGGCAAGACTGATACAGCTTCTTCTCTGTTCGGGAAGAAACTCCAATTCTAGTCAACGTCTCTCGGACTTTCAGAAAGTCATCCGGCTGACGTAGACGAATTTCGATCATATCTTCCACACCAATAGGTGTGATTCGTCGGTCTTGGGACATTTTACTACCTCAATTCGCTGGATCATCCTCATGCATTCTTACACGATAGCTATCCATATTTAGCGATTTGAGACTTCAGCGGCCCCGGCGCTTTACACCCCCTGTGTCTAGCATATGTTTGATACTTTCGATCTGCTCAGAAGTCAACAAGGTAAGTGCCTCTACTGCTCTGCGATTTGAGTATCCGTAAAACTGTTTCACCGCATCCAAGTCATCGGGTTTCTCAGCCCGAAGCCATGGGCTGAACCGGCTGCGCTTCTTGACAGCATGAAGCAAGTAGTCAAACTGTAACTTGTGGTCGAGGCCATGATGCCCGTTCATCTCGTTCGCTTGGAAGATCGTGTCGGGGAAATATGACAAGCAACGATTGATAACAAATGGCAAGTACGATCTTTCACTCTGCCCATCCTCTGGATCATCGAGCAACGGTTCCTTGGTTTTGTTGATGGCTTTCAGCCAGTCTTTCAATTCAATCATCAAACAATCCAATCAGCGTACCCGAACAGTAGTCAGCGATCCGTTGCTTCGCAATGTCGCAATAGTGTTGATCCAAGTCTATGCCAACGAACTCGTAGCCATTTTCAATCGCTGCGATACCCGTGCTGCCTGAACCATTGTATGGATCCAGAACGATTCCCTTGTCGGGTGTGAAGATACTAATCAACCACCGCATCAAATCAATCGGCTTCGGTGTCGGGTGGTCGTTGTACTCGCCCCTCTCTTTACGAGTCACGCGCGGAGCATAGAAATACTTCTGGTGTTCCGCCTTGTCAAACAGCCCAACGATGTTGCTTGGGTGCCTGCCTTCTGGGTTGGCATCCTCCGTTTCAAAGTCCTGATCGGCTGCCTTCTCAACCTCTTTACCGAATGATCTACGCTGGTGTCCTCCCTTGATCCAACCGGTTGGAGGCTCGCCTTCCCATGGTATTCGGTTGCCGTCGATGTTGACCTTGCCCGTTCCCCACTTATCAAAGTTGTCCTGAACGGTTCCCTCAAACGGTTTCTGGCAAACGGCAATCGGCTCGTGCGCAGGCTTCAGCTTGTTGGCACTGGCCATCTTCGTAGTGACCATCCAAATCAGTTGATCCTTAACAACGAACCCAGCATCCTCCATGTTCACCGCGAGTCGATGATACAACATGGGAGAACAGAAACTCAGACAGAACGCACCCGGCTTCAAGACCCGAAGGATTTCAGCCCATGCTTCTTTGGGTGGTACGCTGTGGTCCCACTGTTCCATTCCCATCCCGTAGGGTGGATCGGTCACGCACACATCAAAGATGTTGTTCTCAAACGATAGACCTAAGACTTTCTCACAATCACCACACATGATTCTGTTCATGGATTCGCCGCTTTCACAAGGATCAACTCATCCGGTCCACGGTAGACGAATCCAATATACTCTTCTCTGGCGTAGACCTGAACTCCATCCCCATCATTCCCATCTGGGAAACAGATGACATCCGTTTTCGGATCCACCATCCTAACCTCACCGTCCAGCGGACCCCCATTCATTATCTCTTCAACATTCATGATACAAAGTCCAACACATTCTGTTCGCACCGGGCTCGGTCGCTGTGTTTGAAATAGTTGGCACGTTCCCAGCCACCCTTCTGTTCAAACTTCATTCGCGGGAAAGGATACCATCCTCTATCGTTGGTAGGGATCTCTTGAATCTTTTCCGTGGCTATGGCGGCGACCAATTTCATTTCCTGCTGTGCTTCCAACAATCTCTCTCGGCTCTCATCATCAACCACGTCGCTCCCAAGAAACATCGTTGTCTGCTGGTCTGTCGCATCATTGTGACATGAACAGAACACGTAGATAAAGTTAGGCTTGGGCAACGTGTCATTGTACGTTGGCTTACATGACTGACTACTCTTCAACTCAACGAAGAACATCCGGCCGTCTCCCTTGACAACGAAATCAGGAGGGCCGTTACTTCCTCCGGGTTGGCTAATGTAAGACTGGTCAGGAACAAGATCATGGTTTCCTCCGCTCACCCAACTCGTCAACATTACACGACTCTTCCATGATGCGGGAGCGAAGAATTCTACAAAAGCATGTTCGATCAGCAGATCCGCGAACGCCAATTCGTGTGCGTTCTGTGTGTATCCTCCCTTGTGATATGGCATTTGCAATACATCATCAAAGACTTGCCTCACAACTCCCATACAATGCCTCCCGTCGAAGTCGCGATCGTTCAACGTAGTCCCTAGACTGATCGCAACCGACAAATTTTCTGCCTTCCCGATCGCACGCGATGGCGGTCGAGCCACTTCCACTAAAGATGTCCAACACCAAATCGCCCCGATGGGTGTTAGCTCTTATGATACGTTGTAACAACGCGACGGGTTTCTGTGTCTTGTGCCAATCACAATATTCTTTGCTGGTCGTGTGGTTGTTCTGTTCCCACACGTCAGTTGGAACCTTGCCTAAAGGATTGTTCTGGGCACCGGCTCGCACATTCTTCTTCATCTTGTACGGAATGCGCACCTCATCTGCGTTGAATACAAACTCCTTACCCTTCGAATACATGAGCAGATCCTCATGCTTTCGTGGGAATGTCTTTCTTGTTCGCCCTCCCCAATCGTAAGACCAGATGATCCAATTCTGATACACCAACTCCGGGCAGCACGATGGCGAGTCGAGGATCGTCAGCTTGTACTGGAGAAACGCATTCGTCTTTGTCGTTCCCCACACATACAAGCATCGGCCGGGCTTCAAGACTCGCACACATTCACGGGTCCACTGGCCACACCACTTAAGATAGTCTGCTAACGTGTCCCATTGCTTGTCCCAATCTTCGTCAACGATGTCGAAGTATGGCGGGTCGGTCAATACCAAGTCAACCGATTCATCCTCCAGACCAGCCAGAAATTTCAAGCAATCGCTACATTCAATCATTCAACTGTGTCTATGTCAAATTCAGCGAGACTCTTCGCCAGAGGGGCAGTTGGTTCACCCTTGATCCATGTGTTGTATGATGCTACCGGCAACTCCACTCCTAAATCGTTTTCGATATCTGGAATCAGAATGTACCCAAACAAGTCTCGGAAGCGGGGGTTGTTTCCGTAGACAAGGTAGCACAGAAACTTGTCTGCCTCATACCGCAGACCATACTCAGCTTCGTAGTCCTTATCAACGATCGACTCATCGAACATCTCCTGATCGAACAATCGCAATCGGTTGTTGCGGTCTACTTCCTTGACCGTGTACATACCCAGCCGTATGGCGTGAGCAATCTTTAGCCACAGGAAAACGAACTCGTTCTTTGCGACGGGCTCGACACTTCGGGGTCGAGGGGGAAGTCCTTCGGCCGGTTCCTCTCCCAGACTGGAAAGGATACAGAAGGCCACGAAGGATGGATCGCACTCTGTCTCAAGCAACTTTACATCCAACGGTGTGACGCTAGTGGCCCACCGCTGATACTGTTTATTGGGGATACGAGTTTTCTCTTGTAACTTGACACGTTGCATTTTCTTCTTCGCGTCACGAAACTTACGTTGTTTGGTCTTACTCTGTTTGTTTGCGCTACGTGCCATTATATCACCGCGTATCGTCTAATAAGGTTGATGGGGATCGCGACCCAGCCGTCGTCGGTCCAAAAATACTTGACTAGAAAACAATCGTATGGAGAGTCACCGATCATCCGGTTGATTGGTCGGCAATCAATGTAATCCTCGGTCAACTCATCTTCTTTGTGGGATACTGTTACCATAATAATCTCACCATCAAGACTTTCATACTCAAGGCGAACCGACTCTTCCTTCATGATGACAGCATCCAACCATTCCTCAAAGAATTCGTCAGCGTTGGCTGGTGAGAAGAAGAACACGATCGGAATACATTGCGTCAAGATGCTATTGTAAAGATAACCCTGTCGCACCTGTTCGAATGCGTTTCGAACGATAACGCACTGGTCGTGGTAGTCTCGGAAATTATACTTGGCATCCATTCCTTCGATGATCTTGATGAACCGCTTGTAATCGTCTTTCCGTCCCTCTTCCAAAAGGACAACCGGATTGAACTCACCCCGCTTAAGGGTATCATCGCTCGCTCCAAACTCTTTCGCAAGGGCAAGGAATTCCTTTTCGAACTCAACGATATGATATCGCTCGCCCAATGCGCGTATAGCATCACTCAAATCTTTGGCTGTCTGCGGAATATCCATATCACTGGTATCTATGGCAGATTCGTCTCCCCCCTGCGGGAAAATCATTTGAACTCACACTCCAGCATGATCTCTGTCAACGCAGCAACCGTATTGATTTCCTGATCGGCAACGAACGCAGCCTTGTATTGGTACTCAGCAAGGATGAGGATAAGCTGGGGGATCGACCCCTTCACCAGCACATCATAGGCCGAGTCATAGATGGCTCGGAATATCTGAACAGGGTCGTTGTCAATGTTCGAAGCAACCCAGCCTCGCATGTCGGTGAAATTCTTATCTTTCAACGCGGCGATCAGTTTCTTAAGAGACACTTCCCCAACGTTGGCTAGGATGCCATTGTCGATCGAACCGGACACCGAGTAACGCTGTAGTTCGTTGATGATGCGACGGAAGTCAGGAAAGAATCGGTTGATAAGTTGAGCTACAACCTTCTCTTCGAACACAACCCCCTGTTCATTCAATATAAGCGAACATCGCTCAAGCAATTCAGTCGCAAGAACGGGCTTCTCAGAGTTCGGAATCTGGAATTCGATAACAGTACACCGCGAGTGAAGCGGTTCGATGATTCGATTCTTGAAGTTGCATGTGAAGATGAACCTACAATTACTATGAAACTCTTCGATCATACTACGCAAAGCGGGCTGAGCAGAATTGGGATTCTGGTAGTCAGCTTCGTCGAGGATCACAACTTTGACACCACCGGTCAGGGACACCGACGATGCGTACTGCCGAATCTTTGTACGGATGGTGTCGATACCTGAATCTTCCGATGCGTTGACGAACAGGATATCAAGACCCATCTCTCTACAGAGAGCCTTGGCCACAGTCGTCTTGCCACACCCGGCACCACCAGCGAGTAGCAAGTTTGGCATCTCACCGGAAGCGACAATATCTTGGAATGTTTTCTTGATGGACTTGGGGAGAATACAATCTGCCACCCTCTGCGGCCGGTACTTCTCAACCCAAATGAAAGTGTCTGTCCCTGTTATCATGTGTACCTCACTCAAAGTATACCACAAATTCAGTTGTTGTCAAGTCAAATCGCCCGTGACAACACGCTTCGGAGGAAAGGTCCACACTCCATGGTGGTCGATGACGTGCTTCGGTTTCGTCGCCCGCTTGAGCCCAAGAATATCTCGGATTAGTGAGAAGGGCAGGGGCATAAAGTTTTGACAGTCAACACCAATGTCCATGCTTAGAGCATTAGGCATGTGTTCGTCCATAAACTTTTGGAGTCCACCGTGCGAGTGTCCGTACAATTGGAACCAGCCTTTGTAAGATCCCATCCATGTAGCGTGAGCATAGTGAGAAAGCATGATCGGTTGAACATTCTTTTTGCTCAACGCACGACGCAACTTCTTTCGCAACGTACCGCAAGCCTGAATCTCTGCTTCGGTCAACGTAACATCGTTGAACACATAGATCATCGTGGACTCATAGTATGCTTGAAACACACCGGGCAGGTACGTCTTGCGACGATCGTGGTTGCCCCAAATCAGGCGGATGTCTTTACAGTGGAGTGCGTCCCGGTACTTCTGTGTCTCGGCTGCTCGACGTGCGAACACGAAGTCTCCCAAGTGCCAGAGCGTAGCGTCCGCAGGGACGATGGAGTTGATGTTCTCAATCATCACTTCGTCCATGTTCTCGCGTGACTTGATGGACGGTTTCCAATCCATGTAGGCCTGTTGATCGCCAGTTGCTCTCATAGCTTCGTAGGATTCCAAATCCTCCGGTGTCATGAATCGCGTTCGGCCACTGTACTTAATAATCATACCGTGGTTGAAGTGCGTGTCTGCGATGAAGTAATCACGATCTGTCATTGGCATAACCTGAATGTATCTTTCACTTCTTCAACTCGGCGCTTGGCTAGGTCAACCTGAGATTGTCTGATGTCGTAGCCGATTGCGCACCGATCATTCTTGAGAGCCACGGCCAGCGTTGTACCCGACCCACAGAAGGGATCCATGACAGTGCCACCGGGAGGGCAGAAGCTCTTGACGAACGGTTCCACCAAGGCTTCAGGATAGGGCGCTTCGTTTTCGTGAGCAAGTTTCGAACCCATGCGACCGCCGCCCGCATCGCAATGAATGAAATCTGTGTAGTAGTCATGAAACGGATGGGGTAAAGCATTGCCGGGGTTGGCCAGCTTCGGGGGCTTGTATCCTTGAGTAAGCATCCGACCATCTTCACCACGCGGCGTGATAGCACGGGAGCCATAGACTCTGCGACCATCCTTCACTCTATGCGAGACTGGACCGCCAACAGGCCAGCGGGGTTCGTGACCGGTTGCTGTGTTGTCTGACCATGGTAAGCGGCCTCTTTCACGCTGGCCACAGATACAGTATTCGTAATCGTTTCGCCACCAGTCAGGACCACCAGAGCCGGGGATTCCGACGCGATGGTAGATCGGTGGGCATCGAAGCGACACGCCCGCATCTTGTAGGGCCACAATCAAACGGGCTGGCACACACGACCATTGAAACTGTCGGGTCTTTCCTTGAAGAACCCACACGACAAGCCCACGCGAAACGCGAAGGCATTCCAAGTAACGGGGAACACACCAGTCAACCCACTCCTGATCCTTCAGCTTGTAGTCGATCCCATACGTGCGAGCATCTTCGTAGGGCGGTGAGCAAACCACTAAGTCTACGGAGTCGTTCTCCAACGGGAGACTCAGGGCGTCAGCGAGTTCGATTGTTACTTCGCGCATAGTATAAGCTCGCCCCCGGCCGAAGGGCGAGCCCTTGTCAATAATTGGTTCGGTACAGGCATAGTAATCTTACGTAGGCCGCACAGATGGTAATCCGCCGCCGAGGGTTTGACTACTCGCTGTAGGTTGATTCTTTCTCGTGCGCGATCCAGTATTGAAGATCCGTCTTTGTGTTGACCCAATGAGAAATCATCTCAGGCGCGATGAACACATCGTAAGTGCCCGGAATCATCTTGATGGTTTCGATCTTGAACAGAAAACGGAACGTGGCTCCCGAATCATTCTGGCCCACGACAACTGAGGCACTGTTCGTAATCGAATCGGGATTGTCCTTGTTGTAGTTACACACTCGCATGATGATCTCATCACCATTACTCTCGATTGCCAAGTCTCCAAACCTTCCGATCGCTGCTCGCTTGAACAGATTGTTCATCACGGCCGACCGAACCTTGAAGTTGATAGCGGATTCGAAGTCTCCGACTGACTTGGGTTCAGTGAGAAGATTCACCGGGGAGTAGAGATAGATAAGTCGATCACTCGCCTTGCCACCCGCCTCACGCACGGTGACTTGGTTCTCTGTGAAGGTAAATTCAGGTGTATCGAAGGTTGAAACGAGAGCAAGAAACTCTCCAAGATCGAAGATCCCAAATGGGACTTTGAATTTCTCAGCAATCTTGGCCTTAGCCACGATGCTCTTGGATTCACTCATCGTGTGAAGCTCGGAACCCGTAGTCACAATGATGTTGGATTGGATCTCTGAGAAGTTTTTCAGGATCTCAAGAGTCTCAGGCGACAGCACTACAGTCTGTGTCGCGGACTCGGTTGCCGTAGCAGTTGTCATAATCTAAAGCCTCCAGTTGGTCAAGTATACCTCACGACTCGTCAGAGTCAAGCTGTTTTTCGGCTTTCTTTTTTCGCAGTTTGGCCCCGGCGGCGAAGCTCGCTTTGTAAAGGAACGCATTCTTCTGTTCATTGAATAGGCGTTCAAACGTGTTACCATTCGGTGGATACTTCAATGGACTGTGAAACGGGAAAGCCTTATCGGGAAGTATATCACTACGAATGCCTTGCTGTGCCTCTTTCATTGGAAATTCTGTGGTGTATGCCGAGAACGCAATCAGGGGATAGTTGGGATCCTCAGTGTGGAATACCATCCAACCTTTGCCAGTGAGCGTCTTGATTGTCACGGCTTCCAAGAGTCCCTGATTCATTGTCGTGACTTGATGGCACTCGAAAAACGTTCTCTCTTTCTTGAGCTTGTACTTGACCCAACCCTTGTCTTTTTTCTGAGTGTGTACGTTTCGATACACGACAACAAGCGTACCAACGGGTACGCTCAGTCTGCCGGTGGGCTCTTTGAATTCGACTCTCTGCTTCGGGCACTTCGAGAATGGGATGTGCTTCGGGGGAGCCGGGATCGGCTTCGGTCGATTCGTTCGCGTGATAACTTTCTCTTGGTCATTACGCGAAACGACTTCAACTACTGACCACGAATGCTTTTCTTTCATAGCTTCGGCTGCGCGGCGAGCTTCGGCCTCGACTATGAATACGCCGCGACACGAACCATCGACCACGACTTTGAACACATTCATTTCTTGCTCGGTGTTTTCAGATTCTTGAGCAGATCATCTTCACTCCAAACCGGGATCGCGTACCGCTCCGCAACTTGTAGCTTGGAGCCGGGCTTAGACCCGCAGATCAGAACGTCGCATCGGCGTGTCACTGAGGAACCAATGTACGCACCCAAGCTCTCCAGCTTGTTGGTAAGCTCGCGGCGTTTGTATTTGACCAGTCGGCCGGTCATCACAAAGGTCTTGCCCTTGAAATCGTAGACCGGACTTGTCGCTTTCTCTAGCAACGCTTGCGTGTACTTCAAGCACAGATCGCGCGCACCGTCGATGGGATCAATCTTCCCGAACGACTTCAACTCGTCTCGGAAATCTACGAAGTGACGGCGATCGAGAACTCCTGTTGTCGATTCGTCGGCAAGTACAGTGATCGCTCGCTCGACCCAAGAATCCTTGGTCGCGAGTCCGTTCCGAATTGATTCGATAGTGAGCTTGTTCATGGAAAACTCGACCGGGTTTTTCAACCCGGAAGAGTATCTGATCGAGTCTCGTCAGGAGGCGCTGACGGGCTCGGAAGTGGCGTCGGCTACAGGAGCCACGACGCCGAGGCCGTCATGGCTGTCGAGAGTCACGACCAGCGGGATTCGACGAACCAAGCTGGGAAGCGTGTACTCTCCGCGTCCTGCGCGAAGCGACTTGTCATCGGTGAGCCACGCTGGCCACCGAGTCTGTCCCACATGGGACCCACGAACGATCGCGACGATTTGCTTTCGCGTGATCGTTACTGAACCGGGAAGGACCTCATTCACAATGTTGAGGAACCGTTGACGGTTCTCCGTAAAATTCACTGTAAGCATGTTGAACTCCTTTTGCAAAAGTGAACTGGTAATCTGTTGTTCTATGTTGAATCAGAACGGGATGTCATCCTCATCATCGACCTCGACGGCGACGGCCGAACCCTCCGGGGCCGCAGCGACCTCCGGTGCGTTGACCTCTTCATCAATCTTCGTGTAGAAGTTGAGGAACGAAGTCTTGATTTCGGAATCGAAGCGGGCGATGCTCAGCTTGATCGCTTTCAGCTTATCATCGTAGATCGAGTAAGCCGTCAGCACGTTGACCAGACGCCGAGTTGAAATCACTTCGTCAATGTCATCAACCTCATACGTCTTGCGAATGTCAGCGGCCCAACGGACCAAGCAATCGCGGAACTTGTCATCGTCGATGCCGAGCGATTCCATATGCTTCGCAAGAATCTTCGTCTCTTGCTTGATCGAAGGATACGGCTGTTCGAACGTGACCGGGAAACGGTCGAGCATAGCTTCGTTCAGAACGTTCGTGCCGACGAACTTGCCATTCTCATTGCCCTGACCCTTTGTGTTCGCGGTCGCAATGATGTTGAAGCCGGGCTGTGGCTTGACCCACTGGCCAACTTTCTTCAGGAACACGCCCTTGCCCTCAAGGATCGGCTGAAGGCACATGATCTTTGCGGTCGCAAGGTCGATTTCGTCCAGCAGCAGCAACGCGCCGCGCTCCATAGCTTCGACAGCGGGACCCGGAACGAAAACGGTTTCGCCATTGATAAGGCGGAAGCCACCGAGCAGATCATCTTCGTCGGTGTCACAGGTGATGTTGACGCGGAAAAGTTCGCGGCGCTGCTTTGCGGCGACCTGTTCAATCTGGAGAGTCTTGCCGTTACCAGAGAGGCCGGTGATGAACACCGGGAAGAACTTTCGCGAAGAGACGATGGCCGAAATGTCCTTGAAGTGACCCCAAGCGACAAACTCCGGCATCTTGTCGGGAATGAAACGAAGCGAACCATTGATTCGCTTGACCAGTGTAATGTCGGTTTGAACATCGGCAAGCGCGGGAGCAGCTTCGATCAAAGCCGGGGATGCGCCGCCGGTTGCCAGCGTAGAGTCAGAGTCGGCAGCGGGAACGGGCAGAAGATACTGGCCGCGCTTTCCAGACTTGAACTCATCACTCTGAGTGAGCCATGCTGGCCAAGTAATGTTCTGTTCCTTGACGAGCGTGACGATTTCCTGACGGGTTGCGGAAACACGATCCTTGCCATACGTGGCACGAAACAGATCCACGAACCGTTGACGTTTGCGCTTGAGAGCCATTGGGCTTTCTCCGGTAAAACTAGGACTTCGATCAGATACTCAAGTATAGCATACACTTTCCTAGATGCAAGCCTTTTCCTAATAATGCCAGAGAGTATCTTGGAGACTCTATGCGGGTTGTTTGGATTAGGTATTCTAGGGGGGCGACTGGCGGGAAGTCTTATATAATGGTTTCATACTTTGGGTTTGCTTGGGGGCAGTTGAATAGTATACTTGATTAGTATGAGAAACATCACCGCAAAGCCCAAAGTCAACAAAGCCGCCAAGAGTCTGCTGGCAAAGCTGCTGGCAACTGAAGGCATTCGTGTCGTTCACAGTACCAAGGTGACGACCGCAATGTGGACCGCTAGTACCAAGACGCTAACGCTGCCTGTCTGGAAACAGATGAGCGGCGATATCTACGATCGTCTTGTGTGTCACGAAGTTGGTCACGCACGATACTCTCCCGATCCCATGTCAAACGAATGGAAAACCGCGCAGCTGAAAATTGCGCAGGGCAAGTCGCACTTGATGGAAAGTGCTTTCGGCTTCATGAACATTTGTGAGGATGCGCGGATCGAAAAGAAAATGAAACTCCGGTATCCCGGTTCCCGTCGTTCCTTCTATCGCGGGTTCAAGTGGATGCTCGACAGTGGTACGCTTCGGCTTCCCGCTGATCTCAACGAACTCAAGTACATTGATCGCGTGAACCTTCACTTCAAGATGGGTCCGCTGGCCGACACAGACTTCAGTGGAATCGCTTTCGATTCTCGCGAGCAAGCGCTTGTGGATCGTCTGTCCAAGATTGAGACGGCCAAGGAAATGTACGAAGTCGCTGAAGCGATGTATCGTCTCGCGCAGGAACAGAAAGAGAACGAATCGAAGCCCAAGACTAATCCGCAAGAGCCGCAGGATTGCGATTGCGAAGATGGCGAAAACGGCGAGCCCGGTGACGGCGAGCAAGGCGGCGGTTCGAAGGGCGAAGCGAAGCAAGGTTCCGCTGACACCAACATTCCCGATGAGCCCGATGAGAATGATTCGGATCCCGGTTCGATGGACGATGATACCGATGACGGTTCATCTGCCGATTCGACTGACGGTGACGGCGATTCTGACGGCAAGGGCTCCGACGATGACGGCAAGACCGATGGTTCCAAGGGGGGCGATCGCAACAAGCCTGATTCTAAGGATGAATCAAGCGATGACAATGCCGATGGCCAGTCAAGCGAATCCGGTGACGGTAGCGATGACGGTGGCAAGTCCAAGTCTGAGAACGGCGACGGTGACGGCGATGACGGCGACGAAACTGGAAACGGTTCCGGTGACGGCGACGGTGACGGCGAAACCGAGTCGAAAGCAAAGTCCGGCCACGGTGCGGGCGCAGGTCAAGGACAATCCTCCAAGGATAACTCTCCTGTTGCTCCCGATTCTCCTGTGACTCAGGATAGTGTGGACAATGCGATTCAGGATCTTGTCGATCGCAACGCAACCGAACGAATCTACGTGAACGTTCCCAAGATGATTCTCAAGCACATCGTTCAGGATCACAAAGAACTTCATGTGGCCTTCAAGAAAGAGATGACCTACCACTATGATACGGGTTTCGAGATTGCCTCCAAGGCGCTGAAGCGGTTTGAGAAAGAGTCAAAGCCTGCCGTCAACACGATGGGCAAGCGATTCGACTTGATGAAAGCTGCGGACGCGCACAAGCGGGAGCAGACTTCCAAGACTGGTAGGATTGACCCGAACTTGCTTCACGCCTACAAGCTGACCGAAGATATCTTCAAGCGGGCAATCCTTTGTCCCGATGGCAAGAATCACGGTCTGGTTATGTTCATCGACTGGTCAACTTCGATGGAAGGTAACATCACCAAGACAATCAAGCAACTTATGAATCTCGTTCTGTTCTGCCGCCGCGTTAGCATTCCCTTCGAAGTGTTTTCGTTCAGCGACCGGGACGGCAACAGCCACCCGATGCAAGTTCCCAAGTCTGGTGACTTCCGCCTGAATTCGTTTCAGCTTCACAACTGGCTTTCAGGTCGCATGACCGCGAGCGAATTCAAGCGGGCGATGACGCACGTTATGATGCTGGCTTGTCACTTCGGTCCCGGTGGCGGTTATCACGCACGGTTCAGCCGTAACGGCCCGAAGAACGCCGTCATGATTCCGGCTCGGTTCACGCTTGGCGGTACGCCGCTGGACGATGCGATTGCTGCTGCGATGGAAGTCGTTCCCGCTTTCCAGAAAGCGAACAACGTTCAAATCGTCAACACGATCTTCCTGACCGATGGCGCGTCTGGTGGAAGCCCGATCTTCAACCATGACAGCCAGAGTGGTTCGCAGAATGCCGACATCATCGTTCACGATCCCGTTAGCAAGGGCGATTACAATCTTAGTGACTTCGATCCCAGCGCACGCCGTTCCTACTATGGCTACGGCAACCGATCAGCAACCAATCTGCTGCTGACAATGCTGCGTGACCGAACCGAGTCAAACGTAATCGGCTTCTATCTCTTCGGCAAGTCTTACCGGAGCGGTGGTTACACGAAGCACGACATTCAGCACAATCTTGGTGCGGCAACGACCGAAGAGGTCGAGCGGGAATGGAAGCGTTTCCAGAAGGACAAGTACGCAATCGCCACTTCGGCTGGCTACAGCGAATACTATCTGATCCCGGCCGACCTTGAAGCCAAGACTGAGGAAATGAAAGACGCAACCGGCGAATCGTTCACGGCAATGAACCGAAGCCGTCGAGTCAACCGCGTTATGCTCAACCGATTCATCGACATGATCGCAAAGGAGCGCTCTTGATGACAAAGAAAGCGAAGCAACAGAAGCAAGCGGAGAACGATGGAATGATTCTCCTGATCGCCATCGTCCTTCTGATCTGTATCTTCTGATCGACTATCATACTGCGGCCCGTGCGGGCGAAAGCCCGCAGGACCGTTTACACCCGGAGGCGGAGAAAATCATGTACAACGAAGTCCAGCAGAAAGCACGTAACGCGAATAGCCTTGACTCAATCGCAACCGCGCTTGACATCCTGATTCTGATCGTACTCGGAATGTTCGTGCCGGTCGTGGGTGGGATCCTTGCCCTCGGTTGGTTCGTCATAATGTGTATCGGTGCGAAAGCCCACCACGATCATGTCAAGTCTCTGGCCGATGCCCCGTCCGAAGTCGCGCGAGTCTTTGACGCAAGGACCGCGACAGACTTTGAGACACTTGGCACAGAACGCCAGAACGAAGCGGCGGACATCTCCCCGAAGATGCGGGCGAACATGGACACGATGACACCTACGCCATGAGCATGAGTCTGAATTGGCAACTGACACCAGTGGAGTATCGTCGGAACCTACTCGAAAGTTGTGGGCTCTCGGCTGACCTAGCGATCTGCGATTGGATCGCACTTCACGATGACGAGCGGGACAAGATCAACAAGACTCTCGCAGAAATGTGTTCGAACCATTCCAAACCACAAGTCTTTCAATTTTCACGGTAAACATCATGAGCAATCCTTGGGACAAATGGGCAAAGCTGCCGACACCGGAACTTGTTTCGCGACTGATCGACCTGACTTCTCTGGTCCTGTCGGTCGTTGAAGATTCCGAAGCTGGCCGTCCACTTGAAGTAAACCCCTACGACAGCCCGGCATACGTTGACGATGACGGCACCGTTCGCAATGCCACACACGACGGCGTTGCCCTCGACGGCAAGTATCCGAACGTGAACAGTGTGGTTGAAGGCTACACTTCCGAAGCCCACTGGATCGCTGAGGAAATTGAGCATCGGATTCGCAAGACCGAGTACGCTGGTCTGCTGGACATTGAAATCGCACCCGATGGCATCTTCATGCCTAGATAAATCACCCAACTCGGAGGCGAAAAGGAACAGTCTTATGAAGTTACGTCTCGCAATTTGTACCGTTGTCATGCTTATGTGCGCAGCGGGCGACCCCACCTACATTGGCCCGGACATGAGAGCAAAGTTGGACGCCGTTCAGGCTGAAGCGATGGATACACTCGCTTGGAAAACAGGAACGTATCGTGAGAGAATGGTCCTGCTCGGCAACACTGTCCCACGTATCGTGAATGTCCGGTTGGATACTCAGGATAAGCTGATCGCGGCCCTTTCAGCACTTGCGCAAGCTCATACAGTGATGGCGTCTACGCATCTGGATGAGTTGGACTATGCGACAGATTGTCCAGTTCACGAATGGGAAGATGTGACCGCCACAAAGAAACAGATCGCTTTCGCATTACATGACCAATTGGCGATCACTGGTCTTGTAGGAAAAGATTCTAGCGCTATTAGTGATTGGTCAATCTGGGAAACAATCCGCTCTCTTGAGAATTGGTTCATCGCTCACTACGCTGGTCTGACGATCGAAGAAGTGGCTAACTACGGAACTGCTCGCGAGCAACTTCTGCCTCTCATTGTTCTTCCCGAAAACGCAATTGATGGCCATGAAGTGCTGGAGTTTGCTCTCTGGAGCCTCACTTCACCGAA